CAAAGACACTGCGGCTAATTTAGCTAAGCAGATTATTGCATGGGTTTCTGATTGTTTTGCTCGTATCAAGAAGTGTATCACGACTGGTACCCTCGATCCTTTATGGGGTCGGAAATGGGATCCGGACGCATGGATACGTGAAAGTGAGGCTTTAGTTAGGTACTACAATATCTTAACTTTACAACCACGCACTAATCCAGGTGCCCCTAAGGAGATTCAGAAATTCCGAGAGGAAGGTATTTTGAGTTCGTTTTGGACTGTTCCAGTCACACCTACGGTGTGGATGGAGCGAGTTAGAGATCACATGGCGTTAGGCAAGGAACTTGAGTCTTATTATAAGGCCTCTCCCCATGTAGCTACTCTCATTGAGAGAGCAGCTGCAGTACTTCGCAGGCAGTATGATGCCATTTCGACTTCATCGAATGGTCTCAACACCCGCGTAGCACCTATGGCGGTTATGTTTTATGGTATCCCAGGTACCGGCAAGACGAACCTTTGTCGTCAAGTTATTGATGCCATTGGTCAGGCTAACGGATTAAGTGAAGGTGGTGACGCCATCTACGACTTTCAGGAAGGTGTAAACTTTCAGGATAAGTTACAACAAACTCATTGGGCCATTGTCATGGATGACGTAGATCATTCTCCGGCGACCCCCCAGATGGGTGTACGTTCTTACATTGATCATTTTAATGCCTTAGTTAACAATAAGCCTTATGAGGTAGAGAAAGCTGACTTAGAGTCTAAAGGGCAGGTGAGAGCCGCTCCGTTATTCGTCGGTTTTTGTACTAATTTTCCTAATGGAATGGCCAGTGAGGTTTCTCGCGCGCCGTCTGCGTTTTACAGGAGATTTAAGTATTATGTCGAGGTAGGGGTCAAGCCTAAGTATCAGAACGAAAACTTAGGTCTCGACCCTAAGAAGGCCTTGGCTAGTGACACTTACGACATGTATGAAATTAGCGTTTCTAAATACTTCAAGCATAAAAACGAGAAGGAGTTTAAGGGTCCCGCTACGAAAATGTCTTTTCCGGAATTGGTTGTCCTGTTGCAGGATGCGTTTAAACAGCACTTGGAGGAGGAGATTCAGATCTTAGCTTCCCGTGAGGTTACCTCTAAAGGTAACTGTCCTGTTTGCCATTTGCCAGCGACCAAGAAGTGCAATCACCCCATCGTAGCCAAAGTCGATTCCCACACTAAACTTAATGTTTGGTTCCAAGGAAATGACCCTTCTAAGCCTAAAGCATCAGTTATCGATAACCAGATGACTGTTGCTGAGAGGATCATTAGGTATTACTACCGTGAAGAAATTGCAGCTTTTAAGCGCAACGCCCTCAATTGCTTAAGTGCAGTTGTTGGAGTAGGTCTGTTTTTAACAGCGCTTACCGTTGTTGTAAAGATTGTGAATAAGCATCAAGGTGGTACCCTTATGACTGAAGGTCCCATGAAGGAGTGGTTCCGAGTCGATCAGCCTGCCGTTCGCGGTATGCCCATCGGATTTGGACCCACGACTTGGACTAAGGATGAGTTGGTTAAGGCTATATCGTCGTGTCATTTGAAGGTATCTAACAATACACTTTATTTGTGGGCGATGGCCTTGTCCCATAATACTATCATTGTTCCAACGCATATCGCATCAGTAGGAGAAACCATTCACATTCATGTACAACCCACGTTTGTACTAGATGTTCGTAGGTCTGAGACTAATTGGTGGATTATGCCTAGCAACCCGGAGATTTCGCTCGTAAGAGTTCCAAATCTCCCAGGTTATGTAGGTGTTTATAGGAAGATTCCCCACACTATTGATGAGTCTGTTTCTCAGTTTGATGAAGTGGAGATAATTGGCCCTAACAGCCGTTATTTACCATCATACAATACTGTTAGGAGGATTGGGACCAGTCGCATTCTGTGCACTGATGCATCCACTCAGGAAGGCGATTGTGGCTTTGCCTACATTGCCCGCAAGGGTGACGGATGGAAGTTGGTGGGCATTCACTACGCTCTCCGCTCCATTAAGGCCTTTGGTGCCACTGGCTTTTCAGAGTCAATGGCGGCCATGCTTAGTGGAATGGAGATTGCTCGTGTAATGAACGAGATGCAAACCCGTCTTCAAGGCGTCAAGGTTATCATGGAGTCCGTATCAAAGATCCCTGACAGCATTTTACTTGGTAAGTTTAGTAAGGAATCCGAAGTTTGGGCAGCACAGACTCACCATGGTCTGGAGTGCTACACTATAGGCAACCTCACCCCCCCTCTTCCAGGTAGTACTATGAAGACGAAAGTAAAACAGTCTCTGTTTTATAATCAGCTTCAGGAGATTCACTTCGAAGAGAAGATGTGCGGAGTTCCTAATTATTGGCGACTGCCTCAGTTTCGCGGTAAGATGATTGATGAAAAGTGGACTTCACCATTTACCAACATGTTTGCCACGCAAAATCTTAAAACGCCAGATGACATGCTGATGATGTTAGCGCTTTGTGACTATGTTGCCGGTATGGATCAACTTAATACCCTAGGGTATAAGGAGCTTACAACTGATGAGGCACTCCGAGGAGTACCTGCGTCTTATATTGGAAGTGTCAACATGTCTACCTCCGTCGGTCCACCTTATACGGGCTCTAAGAGGAACCATGTTGTTATACAACCAGAGGAAGCCTTTATTTCACCTGAAGTTATGAGGATGTTAACCCAGATTGAGGAATGTTTGAAAGATGATATTCCGTCAGTCCTAGGTTTGTGTACACTAAAGGATGAGGCTGTTAAGCTGGAAAAGCTGCCACGTGTGTTTATCTGTCTTCCTTTTGCCTTTAACCTGGCGATGAAGAAGAGGGCTTCGGCGTGGAAGAGTTTTATGCGAGCTAACCCCGAGTTTTTCGAGAGTATGGTTGGAATAAATATGACATCATCGGAGTGTAATAAGATTATCTCTATATTACAATCAGTGAGTCCTAACTTAGATCAAATCTATGATGGAGATGTCAAAGCTATGGACAAGTCCTGGAGTGGAGCAATCTATGACCAGGTGGCCAGAGCAGTCTATGCCATGTCGCATACTATTGGAGTGTGTCCCGAGGAGAATGAAAGGCTGCTTCTTTCACTGAAGCACGTCACTTATGCTGTTAAGAACGACTTGATCAGGCTTAACAACAATCCTTCGGGATGTGATGTCACAGTCGAGATAAATGGCTTGGCCATTTCCCTGTGTGAGCGCTATGTCTATTACGCCAGCAATCCATTTTCTGGGGACTGGGCCAAAGTTGCTGAGTGGCATAAGAATTTCTATGAAAATCCTATTCCACATGGCATCGAAGGCTTAGTTTTTCGTGATAATGTAGCATTAGTTCACTATGGTGATGACAATTTGAAGGCGATGAGATTCCCGCCTAGTCCAGAATATGAAAATATCTGGAAGGATCAGGTGGGCATGATTATGCTGCCTGCAGACAAGAGTGACTCTAAGATGCGAGCTAAGAAGATCACCGAGGTTTCTTTTCTTAAAAGAGACTTTGTGTGGGATGAGGATTTAGGCCTCTATAAGCCGCCGCTTTCCGTTAAGTCATTAGCTCGCATGCTTCTGCTGAAGAAGGATTCCATCCTATCTGATACAGATCATGCAGCTACTGTATTAACCGAGTACATGAAGGAATCTGTATATCATGGTAAGGCTTTCTATGAAGAACAGATGATTATGGCTAATGATTTAGTTAATAAGAATGGTCTAAAAAACAATTCTTACCTAGATCTTAGGACGTATGAGACCTGGTTTGAAGAGATGCGTGAAGGCAACTTTCAAACTTGGAGCTTAAGGCCCTTCGCAATCCCAGGCGAAGTAAATATCGAAGAAGTTTCTTACCAAATGAATAACATAAGTTTAGCGAAAGGAGCTGAATCAGCACCTATGCCAGTTACTACCAGTAGCTTGCAAATTACACATGACACCGGGTCTATAACCGGAACAGCGCCCATGGTGGTCTCAGCCGCTCAGGAGACACCAGTCTATTCTCAGAGTTTTCCAACAAACTCTCTAGATGACTTTCTTCTCAGGCAACCTACTTGTACACTATTGATGTCTCTAATACAGACACTCCACTAGGTACTGTAGGCCCAGTGGAGTATCCATGGGCCGAGTGGATGTCGGTTACTTCTGTGGACAATAAGTTGCAAAACTTTGAGTACATTAGAGGTACACTCCAGCTCATCTTCGTTGTCACGGCACCTGGAGGAGCCTATGGAAGGTACGTTGTCACGTTTCTTCCTCAAGGAGAAGCCGGGAGTGTTAACTCTATTGCGGATACAGCAAGAGTTGAGAACT